CTTCCCAGAGCTAGCAGTACAAGCCGACTCAAAAGCAGCGGGACGATGGAACACGAGTAAGGGTGGTGACTATTGTGATATTGGTGTAGGTGGAGCTGTAACGGGTAAGGGTGCAGACATACTAATAATCGATGACCCGCACAGTGAACAAGAGGCAGCACTAGCTCAGGTCAACCCAGAGATATACGACAAGGTCTATGAGTGGTATACATCCGGGCCTCGTCAGCGTCTGCAACCGGGTGGGTCTATAGTTATTGTTATGACTAGGTGGTCGTTGCGTGACTTAACCGGTCAAGTTATTAAGTCTAGCGCCTCGCGTGGTGGTGATGAGTGGGAGGTCATTGAGTTTCCGGCGATTCTCCCTTCCGGTAACCCGCTGTGGCCTGAGTTTTGGTCGTTAGATGAGTTAGAAAAGTTACATACTGAACTGCCAAACAGTAAATGGATGGCTCAGTACCAGCAGCAACCCACATCAGACTCATCCGCGATCATTAAAAGGGAGTGGTGGAAGATATGGCCTAGCGATAGACCCCCTGAATGTGACTATATTTTACAGACTTGGGATACTGCGTTCGAGAAAAACAACCGTGCCGACTATTCTGCATGTACAACATGGGGTGTTTTTTACAACGATGAGGACAATGGACTTCCAAATATCATTCTATTGAACGCATTTAAAGAGCGAATGGAGTGGATAGAGCTTAAAAAGACTGCATTTGAGCATTACAAAGAGTGGGAACCTGATAATATACTGATTGAGAAAAAAGCAACAGGCGCTCCTCTAATTTATGAGTTCAGAGCGATGGGTATACCTGCTATGGAATTCAGTCCGGGCAAAGGTCAAGACAAGATTAGTAGATTAAACGCAGTTTCAGACGTGATTGCGTCAGGTAAAGTATGGGTTCCAGATACAAGATGGGCCGAAGAGCTGGTAGATGAGATTGCATCGTTCCCCTCAGGCGAACATGATGACTTAGTTGATGCTACTACACTAGCTTTGGCAAGATTTAGACAAGGTGGGTTCATACGGTTACCTAGTGACGAGCCGGACGAGCCGAAATTCTTCAAGTCACAAAGAACTAAAGCATATTATTAAGGATAAATCATGGCGATTGACAAAGGCTTGTACGCTGCACCACAAGGTATCGACCAACAAATGATGGAAGAACCCGATTTAGAGATAACTATTGAGGATCCAGAGTCTGTCGAGATTGGTGTAGACGGTCTGCAGATTAGTATGGAGAAAGCAGAGGACAGCGATGAGGACTTTGACGCTAACTTAGCTGAATTTATGGGTGAAGATGAGTTATCCCTAATTGCTTCAGACTTAACAGATGCTTTTGAAGACGATATTAGTAGCAGAAAAGATTGGATTCAGACTTACGTAGATGGTTTAGACCTTCTGGGTATGAAGTTGGAAGAAAGAACTGAACCTTGGGCAGGAGCGTGCGGTGTTACACATCCCCTTTTATCTGAAGCTCTGGTCAAGTTCCAAAGCGAAACGATCATGGAGACTTTTCCTGCGGCAGGTCCTGTTAAGACGAAGATTATCGGCAAGGAAACACCAGAGAAGAAGGAAGCAGCGGAGCGCGTTCAGGATGATATGAACTATCGTTTGACTGAAGAGATGCCTGAGTTCAGACCTGAGCATGAGCGCATGTTATGGGGCTTGGGCTTAGCTGGTAATGCGTTCAAAAAAGTGTACTTCGATCCTTCATTTGATCGGCAAATGTCTATTTTCGTACCTGCAGAGGATATAGTGGTGCCCTATGGTGCATCGTCTCTGAAGACTGCAGAACGTGTAACGCATGTAATGAGGAAGACCGAGAATGAACTAAGAAAGCTGCAAGTTGATGGCTTTTATCGTGATATAGACCTCGGCTTACCAACAAATACATTAGATGAAGTAGAAAAGAAGATCGCTGAGAAGTTAGGCTTCCGTGCATCAGTTGATTCTCGCTACAGACTCTTAGAAATGCATGTTGATTATGACTTGCCCGGCTATGAAGACAAAGATAAGAAGGGTAACGAGACAGGTATAGCATTGCCTTACGTCATTACCATCGATAAAGCATCACAAAAGGTCTTAGCTATCCGTCGTAATTGGGAGCCAGATGACAAACGCAAACAAAAACGAAACCATTTCGTTCACTATGGGTATATCCCGGGCTTTGGTTTCTACTGCTTCGGTCTCATTCACCTTATCGGAGCTTTTGCAAAGTCAGGCACATCAATTCTCCGTCAACTCGTCGATGCAGGGACCTTGTCGAACCTTCCGGGTGGACTTAAATCTCGTGGGTTGCGGATCAAAGGCGACGATACCCCAATCTCACCGGGGGAATTCAGAGACGTAGACGTACCAAGTGGTTCAATTAGAGACAACATTCTTCCTCTGCCATATAAAGAGCCAAGCCAAGTATTAGCTAGCTTAATGAATCAGATTATTGATGAAGGCCGTCGTTTCGCCTCAGCAGCTGATTTACAAGTTAGTGATATGTCGGCAAACAGCCCAGTAGGTACAACGCTGGCTATATTGGAAAGAACTCTGAAGGTAATGAGTGCGGTTCAAGCACGTATCCACTACGCATTACATGAAGAACTTCGCTTACTCAAAGGAATCATTCGTGATTACACACCAGAAGAGTATAGCTATGAGCCAGTGCAAGGTACACGTCGTGCTAAGCAGTCAGACTATGACCAAGTAGATGTAATCCCTGTCTCTGATCCAAATGCGGCAACCATGTCACAGAAGGTTGTTCAGTATCAAGCAGCGTTACAACTAGCACAAGGCGCTCCACAGTTATATGACCTCCCATTACTACACCGTCAGATGTTGGATGTGTTGGGTATCAAGAACTATCAAAAACTTGTGCCTATGGAAGATGACATTCGCCCACGTGACCCAGTCACAGAGAACCAAAACATTCTCAAGGGTAAACCTGTCAAGGCATTCTTCTATCAAGATCATCAAGCACATATCATGGTTCACCAAGCCACGATGCAAGATCCAAAGATTCAAGCTCTGTTAGCAGACAACCCACAAGCTCAAGCACTAGCAGCTGCAATGATGGCTCATATCAACGAGCACTTGGGTTACGAGTACCGCAAACAGATTGAACAAGTAATGGGTATGCAGATACCTGATACCGATGATGAAGATAACGATCAAGTAATACCAAAAGAGATGGAGATCGAAATTTCACGTCGTGCAGCACAAGCATCACAACAGTTGTTACAGCAGCACAAACAAGAAGCCCAACAACAGCAAGCACAGCAACAGGCTCAAGACCCTGTGATCCAGATGCAACAGCAAGAGTTGGCGTTGAAAGCAGCAGAGCAAAAACGCAAAGCGGACAAAGACGCAGCCGACATCGCTCTGAAGCAACAGCAGTTAGCTATAGAACAAATGCGCATAGAGTCACAGGCAGAAATCGCTGGTGCTCAAATGACGTTAAGACATATGGCTGATAAAGAACGTATGGAAAAGCAACAAGAGACTGAAGGTTTCCGTCAAGGCATAGCCGCACATATGAAACACCGCGACTCGCAACAACGCAACCAACAACAGCAGCAACCAAACAAACCCCCCAAAAAAGGTGAGTAATGGACAATAAATTAATCGAAGTAGTCTTACGCCAAATACGTGAGAAGCAGGCTCAACTAGCCGAAGCTCTAGCAGGTAGAGCCGCTAAAAACTACGAAGAGTATCAATTCATTTGTGGCGAGATTCGAGGCCTCACTGCAGTGGAGATGTACCTATTAGACCTCGCAAAAAACTTGGAGCAATTTGATGAATGAAATTCTAATCGGCTCAAACCCCGATAGTTTAGATGCAACCGTTCTGCCACAAACAGCAGAAGAAAAAGCAAGTCAATTACCAGAGCCATCTGGTTACCATATTCTAGTAGCACTACCAGAGCAGGAAGATGCGTACGAGAGCGGCATTATTAAAGCTGACTCAACCAAGCATTTCGAAGAAGTACTAAGTACCGTGTTCTTCGTGGTTAAGTTAGGCCCTGATTGCTATACAGACAAGGAGCGCTACCCAACAGGCCCTTGGTGTAAACAGGGAGACTTTATTCTTGCACGTCCAAACTCAGGCTCCCGCTTGAAGATTCATGGCAGAGAGTTCCGCATCATCAACGAAGATACGGTCGAAGCTGTGGTTCAAGACCCACGTGGTATTTCTAGAGCATAGGAGACAAAATGGCATTCGATAAACATGAATTTAAGTTTCCCGATGAAGTAGATAAGGATGAGGCTAAAAATGCTGCAGTGCAGCATGAGGAGTCGGAAGAATTCCAGATCACTATCGAGGATGATACCCCACCTGAGGATCGCGGGCACAAACCCATGCCCAAAGAGATCGTCCAACAAATAGAAGAGGACGAGTTAGAGGAATATTCTGCGAAAGCAAAAGAGCGCATTCTCCAGATGAAGAAGGTCTATCACGATGAGCGTCGTGAGAAAGAGAAAGCGCAACGAGAGCAGGAAGAGGCTATTCGTCTAGCCCAGCAGGTGATTGAAGAGAACAAAAAGCTCAAATCTACAATGGCAACCGGGGAGAAAGAGTATATCTCCACCATGCAATACGCTGCCGATATAGACCTTGAGATGGCTAAAAAGCAGTTTAAAGAGGCTTATGAGTCCGGCGACCCTGACTTAATGGCAGAAGCTCAACAGAAGTTAACTAGAGCTAGCCTTAAGGCGGAACAAGCTAAAGACTTTAAACCTACTTTACAAGATGTAAAAAATGATGTACAACTACCGACATATTCAGAACCGACCCGAAAACCGGCTCCTGATCCCAAATTTGTTGACTGGAATGAGCGCAATAGCTCTTGGTTTCAAAAAGACCCAGAGATGACACAAGCGGCGCTCGGCCTTCACGAAAAGCTTGCTAATCAATATGGTCCCGAATATGTGGGCACAGAAGATTACTACCGGCGTATAGACAGCACCATACGTAAACGGTTTCCAGAAGCGTTTCCAAACGACGCGACTGATGAAGATGATTATTCAGCTGACTCCAAACCCCAGCGCAAAGCGACGACAGTCGTGGCATCAGCCAGACGTAGTACTGCACCTAAACAGGTAAGGCTCACTACAGCGCAAACAGCACTGATTAAAAAACTGAGAATTACCCCGGAGCAATACGTTAAAGAATTTCTTAAATTGGAGAAACAATAATGGCTAATACCAGACTTACTCGTGAACTAGAAACCCGTGAAGTGCAAGTGCGTCCTAAGCAGTGGGCACCTGCAGAATTGCTACCTGAACCAGATAAGCAACCGGGCTTCTCGTATAGATGGATTCGTGTCTCGACACTGAACTCGGCTGATCCTCGCAACATTTCTGCCAAATTGCGTGAGGGTTGGGAACCTGTAAAGATCGAAGAACAACCTAAGTTTCAACTGCTAGTCGACCCAGATAGTCGCTTTAAAGGCAATATCGAAGTTGGCGGGTTATTGTTATGCAAGACACCATCGGAATTTGTTGACCAACGTAGTGAATACTACAACCAACAAACCAATGCGCAGACTGCAGCTGTTGACAATAGCTTGATGCGCGAGAACGACCCACGGATGCCACTCTTCTCGGAGAGAAAATCCTCAACGTCGTTTGGTAAAGGTAAATAAACTTTTTTAATTTGGAGTAAAACATGGCTTATCCTACTGTAAGCACTCCATATGGTCTAATCGCTATCAATCGTATTGATGGTATGCCATATGCAGGCGCAATTCGCCAGATCCCAGCAATTTCCGGTAATGCCGTGATTGCTTTTGGTGATCCGGTAAATCTTACCACCGCTGGTGGTGTAGACAAAATGACTGATGGTACTGCTGGTACACCTTGCGGTGTGTCTGTTGGTTGTCAGTACACAAACACTGCAGGTCAAACTGTACAAGCTCAGTTTTTGCCAGCTTCTGCGACTAACGGTATCGTTTATGTTGTTGACGACACCAATGCTCTGTTCAAAGTAGCTGTATTAAGCTCTGGCACAACCGTATCTACTACTGGTGTAGCTCGTACTGTTGTTGGTTCTAACATGGCTCTGATTATCAACTCTTACAATTCCGCTACTGGTAATTCAAGATCGGGTATTGATGCAGCTTCGTCAGACACAACTAACACCCTGCCTGTTCGTATTATTGATGTGGTCCCGCAAACTCAGTTGGCTTCTGGCAACTATGTAGAATTGCTGGTTAAGCTCAATACGCATCAGTATAACAACACCACTGGTGTATAAGGAGATTAAATCATGGCAATTTCACGCGCCCAACTACTTAAAGAACTCTTACCGGGCTTAAATGCTCTGTTTGGTTTGGAATATGCTCGCTACGGCGAAGAACACAAAGAGATCTACGAAACAGAGACCTCCGAGCGTTCATTTGAAGAAGAAACAAAACTGTCAGGCTTCTCAGCTGCTCCTGTTAAAAACGAAGGTTCCGCCATCGCTTATGACAATGCACAAGAAGCATGGACAGCTCGCTATACACACGAAACAATCGCTTTGGGTTTCTCCTTAACTGAAGAAGCAATCGAAGATAACTTGTATGACTCGTTATCCGCTCGTTACACCAAATCTTTGGCTCGTGCTATGGCTTACACCAAGCAAGTTAAAGCTGCTAACACATTGAACTATGGTTTCACAAACTCATCTGCTTACTACGGCGGTGACGGCGTGCCTCTGTTCTCTACTCAGCATCCTTTGATTTCTGGTGGCTACAACAGCAACACACCTGCTACAGCTGCTGACTTGAACGAAACTTCGTTGGAAAACGCTGTTATTCAAATCGCTGCTTGGACAGATGAACGTGGTCTGTTGATCGCTGCAAAACCAAAGAAATTGATCGTTCCACCAGCACTACAGTTCGTTGCAACACGTCTGTTAGAAACCGAACTCCGCGTCGGTACTGCTGATAACGATATCAATGCTATCAAGAACAATGGTTCAATCCCAGAAGGCTATGCGATTAACCACTTCTTGACCGACACAAATGCTTGGTTCTTAACAACCGACGTACCTAACGGTATGAAGCACTTTGTTCGTAGCCCATTGGCTAACTCGATGGACGGTGACTTTGACACCGGTAACGTTCGCTACAAGTCACGTGAGCGTTATTCTTTCGGTTGGTCCGATCCGCTCGGCATGTTTGGTTCACCAGGCGCTTAATAGCGTTTTGGCAACTAAGAGGGGGCTTCGGCCCCCTTTTTTATTTGTAATATTCTCGGGGTATAATAGCGATGCAGCTATGTGGCTGTCTTTCTTGGCGGAGAAATGTTATGAATATCGCAATTTATATTGATGATGAGTTGGTGTTTGAAGAAGAGTATGAGTACGAAGATGAAGAAGGTGTTGAGTACGACGAAGATGGCGTAGCTTGGTGGTTCGACGAAGATGACGCAATTTGGTACTATTTCGACGAAGATGAAGACAGTTGGGTTGAGTTAGAAGATTACGAAGACGAAGAATTGCATTAATCTTGGGGGGCTTCGGCTCCCTTTTTCTTTTCTTGAGCCTCTTCAAAATGGTGCTTTCTATGGCAATTGCTGCATAGCACAATACACTTTTCAATCTCTTTTAAAGCTTTTTTGTAAGCCCCGTCTGCTGTTAATTTATAAACTTTGACGTTATCTTTGGACTGAACCACATGGTGGAAGTCTAGGGTGGCTGGGTGGTTTTCACCACATTTTGTGCAGGCTAGGGTGGCTTTGAATTCAGCCCATTTAGCCCTTGCGGCTAGCTTGAACTCAGTGTTCCGCTTGAGTACTGTGGCTTTATTTCTCTCGTAGTGTCGTCTATTTGTAGCGCGACGTGCGCTGATGTCTTTATGAGGCATCTTTATATTGTACTTGCTTTTTTAAATATGTATGGTATAACTACGGCATCCCGGGGTTCCCGGTGTATCTGACAGTCCCGGCTGACGACATGCAGACAGATACGCCCAACTTGCATGTAAGGACAATTGACATGGCACAAACTACCTTCTCGGGTCCAGTTGTATCCCAAAACGGATTCGTATTCCCAGCTACAACCGCAGCTGCCTTAGGCGCTGTTGGTAACGTAATCAACACATTAAACAAAACTGTAGGTAAATCAGTAGTCGATCTGGCTACCGGTGTTATTTACACGTCTACAGGCGTTCTTCCAGCATCACCTTGGAAAGGCTCTGACGCTTCCTCAATTACACCAGCTTAATAGGGAGGCATCATCATGATGCAAACAGACGTTAAAGCAGTCCACACGGAAGCTACAGGTACATTAGTATCTGGTCGCACTCGCGTTAAAGCGTACCAAGCTATTTCTGGTGGTACAGCAGGGGATATTATATATCGTGATGGCGGTGCTTCAGGCACCATTCGCCTTCAATTTAATATTAGTACAGGTGTGCAACCTGTTTCCTTGCTTATTCCCGGTGAAGGTATTTTGTTTAATACCGATGTACATGTGACTCTCCCCGCAACAGCTAAGTTAACAACGTTCTATGGCTAAGTCTCCAGCGTGGCAGCGGAAAGAGGGGAAAAACCCAAATGGCGGCTTGAACGCCAAAGGGAGAGCCTCTGCCAAAAAACAGGGTATGAATTTGAAAGCTCCCCAGCCGGAAGGCGGATCAAGGAGAGACTCATTTTGCGCTCGTATGTCAGGCATGAAGAAAAAACTTACGTCTGCAAAAACAGCGAACGATCCGAATAGCAGAATTAATAAATCTTTGAGGGCTTGGAAATGTTAGATCATCACGAAGCGACTAAACACGCTGTAGATGCGTTGTCAGTTTTAACTGTATTAGGTACACTTATGGAAGCGCTACCAGCTATTGCTGCATTGTTTACTATAATCTGGACAAGCATACGCATTTGGGAAACCAAAACTATTCAAGGCTGGGTAAATACTTTAAAAGGTAAAGACAATGGCTAAAGATAAACAAACCGAAAGCAGCAAGCTAGATCAGAAAAACGAAGCGATGGACAAAGCCCAAGAAGAGGGCCGTAAGCGCTATGAAAAAGATGAAATTGAAAGTAACCAAGCACCTCGTAAAGCTGTTGGTGAAGCAATCGACTATGTAAAAGAGAAAGCTTCTAAGTTTGGTAAAGATTTTGTTGAAGGTGCCAAGCTGTATGGTGAAACATACAAAAAAGGTTTGGGTATGAAGAGTGGTGGTTCAGTTAAATCTGCTTCTTCCCGTGCAGATGGTTGTGCAATTAGAGGTAAGACTCGTGCCTAGTACTAGCAAGAAGCAACATAATTTTATGGAAGCGGTGGCACATAACCCATCGTTTGCCAAAAAAGCAGGTGTTCCACAATCAGTAGGTAAAGATTTTTCAAGCGCCGATAAAGGCAAAACTTTTAAAAGAGGTGGATTAATGGCAAAAGTAAAAAGCGCACCCGGCGCAACCCCAATGGGCAAAGTAAAAACCGCAGCACCTAGTCGTGATGGCGTAGCTATCAAAGGCAAAACTAAGGGTAAGCAGATCGTTATGGCTGGTAATAAGATGACCGGCAAAGGTATGAAAAAAGGCGGTATGTGCTAATGAAAGCCTCGCGGGGTATGGGCGACATCGCCCCATCTAAGATGCCTAAGGGAGTTAAAAAAGCCCGTAGGGATGATACTGACTTTACTCAGTATAAAGAAGGTGGGAAAGTCAATGCTGCTGGTAATTACACAAAGCCTAGTCTTCGTAAGAAGATTGTGTCTCAAGTAAAATCCGCAGCAACTCATGGTACCGGCGCAGGTCAGTGGTCAGCTCGTAAAGCGCAGCTCGTTGCTAAGAAATATAAGGCAGCGGGTGGGGGCTACAAAGATTGAAAGCGCCGCAAAAAAGTCTGAAAGATTGGGGAGACCAGAAATGGAGAACCAAAAGTGGAAAACCATCGTCAAAGACAGGAGAGCGATATCTCCCAGAAAAGGCGATAAAGGCGCTAAGCCCTGCCGAGTATGCAGCCACAACGAAGGCAAAGCGACAAGGTAAAGCATCGGGTAAGCAGTTTGTTAAACAGCCCAAGGGCATAGCTAAGAAAACTGCAGGATATAGATAATGACCACAATGAGCGACTTTTACCAAAAGCAAATAGAAGCATCCGAGCGGTTGTATCAAATGATGATGGATGACCATAACGAACGTATGAAAGTTTTGGTTGACGCATATGATCTTAGTGCTAGCCTAGTTAAAAAACTAGAAGAGCGTGATACTGAGATAGATAGGCTTCGTACAATGCTGCGTGGTTATGAAGTATTAGAAAGAATGTAATGGCATATACCTCAGCTACAACTGCTTTTAATCCTGACCTCAACGAACTATTCGAAGAGGCTTTTGAGCGTTGTGGCTTAGAGTTACGTACGGGCTATGATTTTAGAACTGCTCGTCGTAGCATGAACTTCTTGACGGCTGAGTGGGCAAACAGAGGTATTAATCTCTGGACGATTGAGCAGGGTTCTATTAACCTAGTACAAGGGCAGACCACGTATGATCTACCTATTGACACCGTTGATTTGGTGGAGCACGTTATTCGGACTTTTTCCGGACAAGGTCCTAACCAGACAGACCTCAACATTACTAGGATTAGTGTATCCACATACTCAACCATCCCCAACAAAGAAGCACAGGGTAGACCCATCCAAGTCTGGATTAATAGACAGTCAGGGCAGAAGGTTGGTTCAAACGAGGCGGCAGCGAAAAACCCACAAATAAATGTGTGGCCTGCTCCAGATCAAGGTACTGCAGAACAACCCTTTTACGTTTTCTATTATTGGAGAATGAAAAGGATTGACGATGCTGGTAATGGTACTAATGTAATTGATATTCCTTTCCGTTTCTTAAACTGCTTAACTGCAGGCTTGGCGTATATGATCGCTATGAAGAAACCAGAAGTTGATCCAGCTCGTGTTATGGGTTTAAAAGCAGCTTATGATGAGGCTTGGGAATGGGCAGCTACAGAAGATCGTGAGAAAGCTGCGGATCGTTTAGTCCCCCGTGAAATGTTCTTCTAATCATGGGTAATAGATTTAGTTCAGCCAAGAACTCGATTGCAGAGTGTGATCGCTGCGGGTTCAGGTATAAGTTAAAAGAGCTTAAGAAGCTCACGATTAAGACCAAACAGGTCAGTATTAAAGTATGCCAAACTTGTTGGGAACCGGATCAACCTCAGTTACAATTAGGTATGTACCCAGTGGATGATCCACAAGCAGTACGGGAACCACGTCGAGACAACAGCTATTACCAATCTGGATTTAGTGGGTTGCAGTTAACGTCGGCACCTACTGATGATGTGGATGCATTTGGTTTACCTGAAGGTGGTAGTAGGGTGTTTCAGTGGGGTTGGCGACCTGTAGGTGGTGCTAGTTCTAATGACTTTGGTTTAACACCTAACTACCTAACAAGCATAAGTGCAGTAGGAACCGTGACTATCACGACAACTTAGGAGTAGAACATGGATAAGATGGACAAGAAGCAAGACAAAGCTATGATTAAGAAAGCTATTGGTCAGCACGATACCCAGCAGCATGGTGGTAAGAAAACTGCACTTGCTTTGAAAAAAGGTGGCGTAACTTCGTTGGATATGAAGAAATATGGTCGCAACTTAGCTCGTGCTATGAACCAAAAATCTTCTGGTAGAGGCCGTTAATGGCTAAGTTTTCACAAAAGGTTAAAGGCAAAGAAGTGGGTCAAGCCGCTGTCTATGCTAAACCACACAGTATGTCTGGAGGCCCTATGGTCATGAAGAAAATGGAAGACCCAAATAAATTGGTCGCTGATAAGATGACCAAGAAAACTGCTACACCACGTGTAAGCGCTGGTGACCCTGCTGCGGATAACACAAAGACTGATGGTATTAAAATCCGTGGTACAGGCGCAGCTACTAAAGGTACGATGGCACGAGGCCCAATGGGTTAATAGATGACGTATACCGAACTTACAAATGCAATCATTACCTATACGCAGAACGATGACCCTGCGTTTATAGACTATATACCTACGTTTGTTACGCAGGCTGAAGAGCGCATTTATAACTCGGTTCAGATTCCACCACTTCGTAAGAACGTAACAGGTTTGTTAGTTGCGGGTAACAAGTATCTATCATGCCCCGGTGACTTTATGTCGGTGTTCTCGATGGCTATTATAGATGCGCCTACTGGCTACGAATATCTGTTGAACAAAGATGTAAACTTCTTACGTGCTGCTTATCCAGTGGCAACCGAGACAGGCACGCCTAAATACTATACATTGTTTGGCCCCAAGGTAGTAGCGAATGCAGCACAAGATTCGTTAAGTTTTATGTTTGCCCCAACACCTGACATTGCATACACAGCTGAGCTACATTACTATGCGTATCCAGAGTCGATCACAGTAGCAGATGATGGCACTACATGGTTGAGTTTGAACTATAGTCCAGTCTTGTTATACGGCGCACTGCTCGAAGCCTATGTGTTTATGAAGGGTGAGCAAGACGTAATGATGTTCTACAAGGCTAAGTATGATGAAGCTATGGCTCAATTGAATCGTCTGGGAACTGGTCTTGAGCGTGGTGACGCATACCGTGATGGTCAGGCTAAGATTAAGGTTAATCCGTAATGGCTATACAGCAAACATTGACCACAAGCTTCAAGCAGCAGATGCTGCAGGGTGGGCAAAACCTATTGACTGATACATTGAATATGGCTTTGTATACAGGGTTTGCAACAATAGGCCCAGATACTACAGTCTATATTACAGAAAACGAAGTCGTAGGAGATGGGTATACTGCTGGTGGTAAAGTACTAGAAGATGTAACGCTAAATACTGATGCTACAACCGGCATCGTGTATATTAATTTTGGTAATGTAGTGTGGGATCCAGCGGCTTTTACTGCTCGTGGAGCCTTGATATATAACGTAACACAGGGCAATAAGTCAGTTGCGGTTCTAGACTTTGGCTCTGATAAAACAGCGACAAATACTTTTACTGTAACGATGCCTGTTAATTCAGCAACGACCGCACTATTGCGGTTTACTTAGGAGATGCAAATGGCATTAGTAACTACTACCAAGGGCGAGATAGAAGAGTCTTTGCTCGAGAAAAAAGAGGGTACTGTCGACAACGATAATGAGACAGTCCTCTGGACAGAATACTGGCTGGACGGCGAGCTAGTACATCGCTCAGTGCACATGACACTGAAGAAATTTAACTTAATGGGCGAAGCCGTCGCCGCATCTTTTTAATAGGACTTAGATCATGGCAAATTCACAAGCAATGACGACCTCGTTTAAAACCGAGATTCTGACTGCAACACACAACTTTGGTACTGCTCCAACTCGTGGTACAGGCGTAGCCGATACATTCAAAGCTGCTTTGTATTTAGCTTCCGCTTCTTTGGGCGCTGGTACAACTGTGTATTCTTCAACGGGTGAAGTAACCGGTACAAACTACACTGCAGGTGGTGTAACTGTAACAAACGCAACGGCTCCAACTAACAGTGGTACAACCGCATACTGGACACCTTCAGCTTCAATTACGTACACCAACGTAACTTTAGCTACTGCGTTTGACGCTGTATTGATTTACAACAGCACTCAGGCAAACAAAGCTGTTAGTGTCCATACGTTCGGTTCACAGACGATAACTGCGGGTACTTTCACACTGGTTATGCCTACGAATGCTGCTGGTACAGCTTTATTGAACATAGCTTAATTTAACTAACGGCGGACGGGGAAGCCATGTCATTTGGTATAAGTTCGTTCGCCGCTACACCCTTTGCTGCTTTACCTGCAGCTGGTGGTGTTGTAGTTGCATTATCTGGTGTTACAGCCACAGGTAGTGTTGGGGCAGTTAGCGTTACGGCAGATGTTTTTGTCACCAATACTACTGCTACTGGCTCTGTTGGTACTGTAGTATATACACAAATTGTAGATGTAGAACTAACCGGAGTATCCGCCAGTACATCTGTCGGTGACGTAGCACAAGAGATAAGCGATAATTTATCCGGTGTAACTGCTACAGGCTCTGTTGGTATAGTTATAAACGCGGTACCTGTATACCCTACAGCTGTAACTGCCACTGGCACAGCTGGTACCCCCACATTAGCAAACAATACTACATCTTTAACAGGTGTAACTGCTACAGGTTCGGTACAAAGTGCGAATGAAGATCACGAAGAAACCCCAACAGCGGTAACTGCAACAGGCTCTGTTGGTAACGTAACATACCGTGCTACTCCTTCAATAAGTGGTAACTTAGTTTTTGGTACCGCCGGTACGATGACCATCGGTGCTGTATTGACCGGGGTATCTGCTGTTACTACAGTTAGAAAACCTACACCGGTATTCTTAGAAGAAATTGCAGGTAATACTGCTACTGGTTCTGTTGGAACTATATCTCAACAAAATAAAACCTTTACGTTATCTGGCGTAACAGCGTTTGGTACAGTTACATCCCCAATAGAAGACCATCTAGAGACACTTGCAAGCGTAACTGCTACGGGTTCTGCTGGTAACATTCGTGGTGGTCAAGCATTCACTGGCGTTTCTGCTGTTACTGATACTGGCGAGATTGCAACCAATATACATAGCAAGTCAATTACTGGCGTAACAGCCGTAGGTTCAGTACAAACTGCTAACGAAGACCATAGCGAAACCCCCACTGCCGTAACAGCAATAGGTACAGCGGGCACTCCAGTAGCAAGAATGAGTCAGACGCTGAAAAAAGAGTTTGCATACGGTTCTGTTGGTAATGTTGTTGTAGGTGTTAAGAGCGTAACAATATCTGGTGTAACCGCTACTACTTCAGTAGGAACTGTCCGTGGTGGGCAAAGACTGATCGGTAATACCGCTACGGTATCTCAAGGTACAATAACGACTACCCGTAGTAAAGCATTAGTAGGCATAACTGCTACTACTTCTGTTGGTACTGTAATAAAACCTGCGCGTACATTTACCTTAAATAGTAATACTGCTACTGGCACTGCAGGTAATGTAACTGCTCGTATACCTAGAATACTAACAGGTGTTGTTGCTACAACTATCGCTGGTACTGTACCTGCCGCTGGTGAAGTAGGGTTTATAACTGGGCGCACTGCAACAGGTAGTGTAGGTACTGTTAAGAGTGGTCCGTTTGTTGCACTGACAGGTAATTCTGCGGCGGGTTCTGTAGGTTTTGTAAATGGTGGCACAAGATTAACTGCAGTAACTGCTACTGGCTCTGTTGTAGGGTTAACGGGTAAAGTAACAAGAACAGTAACGCTTACAGGTAACACAGCAACTTGAGTTGTAAGGAACGTATCGTTAGCGGCTAGAACTCAAGCTTTAACAAAAGTAACTGCTACAGGTTCAGTTGGTACGGGTAGACTTGTTAGACCTATAACTAAGGTAACAGCTACTGGTAGTGTTGGAAATGTAGCATCGAGTTTTGCAGTAGAGTTAACAGGAGTTAGAGCTACAGGTTCAGTAGGTAGGGTACGAAGAGAAAACCCTGTTATAAGTGGTGTGACAGCTACTGGCGCTGTGGGTGATGTTAGTAGATTACAGGAACGCAGTCTTACCGGAGTATCTGCAACTACATCTGTAGGTAGCGTTATATCTGCCCAGACACTAGTTGGTGACACTGCTACAGGCACAGTAGGGGATGTAGATTTCGAGTTCCCAGCGTTCTTAGAGGGTGTGACTGCTACTATAAGTACTAACGACGTAGCATATACGCAGTTTATAAACTTACTTGGCATCACTGCAGAAGGTACCGTTGGTAGTGTAGAGTCTAAGATACAGTGGAAGATTATTAATTCGAATGGCGGTACGGGTTGGCAAGAAATAGAAACCGCAGCTAACACAGGATGGACACAGATAGATACAGAACCTGATGCTGGTTGGACTGAAATCGATACCGCACTAGAAATTTAAGGAAATATTATGGCACTCGTAGTCAAAGATAGGATACAGCAAACTGGGACGGCACCCAACACATCACAATTTAACTTGTCCGGTTCCGTTGCGGGGTTTCAAGACTTTGCTGCAATAGGTGCGGGTAATAACACATACTATGGAGCAACAGACGCAAGTGGGAATTGGGAAGTGGGTTATGGTTTTTACTCAAATGGCCCAGATACACTATCTCGCGTAACTGTTTTTGAATCTAGTAACTCAGGTTCTGCCGTTACTTTCTCAGGAACAGTAACTATCTTTTGTACATACCCTGCTGAAAGATCAGTATTTTTAGACAGCGCTGATACGAATAGTTTTACGGACGGGCAATTATTAATAGGTGATTCTTCTACTGGCACATTAAATAAAACAACATTAACTGCTGGTTCGAACATCACAATCACAAACGGTAATGGGTCTATAACTATCGCTGCTAGTGGTGGTGGAGGGTCTTCATACCCATTTGTAAACCCAGCCACAATAAGTCAAGACATAACAGTTACAACCGGAAATAATGCTATGTTAGTTGGGCCTGTAACGGTAGCAAATGGGTACTCCATAACTGTAGAAGACGGTGCTAACTTTATAGTAATTACTTAAGGGGTATATATGGCTACAGTATTAAAAGCTGGTAATGCTACAACAGGGGGTGCATTTACTCCTGATGGCACTGGCTCAATGGAAATAAAAACAGGTACGGGAGTAGGCACTACGGCGCTTACTTTATCCTCAACGCAGATTGCTACGTTTGCTGGGGGAGTTTTCCTACCTGCTGGAACAGCTACAATCCCCCCATTAGACTTTACAACAGGGACGCTTGTAACTACCCCTATAGCGGGTGCTTTTGAATACGACGGTGTTGTTCCTTACTTCACCCCAATAGGTACTCAGCGTGGGGTTATGCCCGCAAGTCAGTTATATAGATTAAATACTGCCGACCCTGCTTCTCTTAGCCTAGCAGCTATTGCCCAACCTGTGTTTAATGGTGCTACATCTACTGCGTCATCAATATCAGGAACAACATTAACGGTAGGCGGTACTATTACAGGAACATTCGCAGTAGGTCAGGTTATATCTGGAGCTGGTGTAACAACGTTGACGCGTATTATTGCACTAGGCACTGGTACTGGTGGGGCGGGCACATATACAGTAAATAACTCTCAAACAGTAGCAAGCACAGCAATACATTCAGCTAAGGGGGTTAATTTATTTTTTAATACGACGTATGCGTTTGAAGCTCTTTATATGCTTTCAAGAACTGCTGGTGCAGCAACTTCTCATGCTATTGCTTTAGCGTTTGGCGGCACTGCTACAGTTACCAACATTGCTTATTTTGTTACAACTGCCGCACAAGCTGGTGGATTTAATTTAGTAGGAAATAATACAAACCTTACTACCGGCGCTATAACACAAACAACTGCTACTACTATTAGCCCTAACTATACTGGTAATGTCTATGAGCCGGTTAAAATACAGGGTACTGTATCAATTGGCGGCGCTGGCGGATCATTTGTTCCATTGCAGCAGACTAGTGCGGCTCCTGGCACTACAGGCTATAGAAGTGACGTAGGAACATATTTTAGTATATATCCAATAGGTAGTTCTGGCGCAACTATTTCTGTAGGAAACTGGGTTTAAAAGGAGTAGTAAATGACAGTAGCACTTAAAGGTAATAATGACGGTAGTGGAGCCATACAGACTGGCGGTGTCGATGCTATACAAATTAGTACAGGGCAAGCAGTTACGATCCCCGGAACGTTAACTGTCACCGGTAATATAACAGGTACCGGCACGGCACAGATTCAACCTATCACTGCTTCTGTTTCTGGTAATGCTTTGACCGTAACGTTAAATCCTACGACGCTTACTTTTCGCAGTTCAACATTGACAAGTGGGGCAGTTAATGTACGTACTGTAAGTAGCGCTATATCTATGACGGTATCGTCAGGTTCTACGTTAGGTACTGTTAACGCACAGCAGTCGCGTATTGTTGTGTTGGCTATTGATAATGCCGGAACTATTGAATTGGCGGTAGTTAATATTTCTGGTGGTACCCAACTTGATGAAACTAACTTAATTACCACAACCGCTGAAGGTGGTGCAGGTGCTGCGGATAGTGCAAGTGTAGTGTATTCGACTACAGCAAGAACAAGTGTCCCTTATCGTGTTGTAGGCTATGTTGAATCTACGCAGGCTACAGCAGGCACATGGGTAACCGCGCCTTCCACGATTCAAGGTTCTGGTGGTAATGCTTTAACTGCAATGAGTTCGTTAGGGTATAGTCAAACATGGCAGACAGTGACTAGAACTTCTGGTACAACTTATTACAATACTACGGGCAAGCCGATTACATTTTGTTGTAGTGTGAATTTAACGCAAGCTACTACAGTTGTTGTTAATGGGGTTACAGTATTTGCTCCCGGCGCACAACCATATATTACAGGGTTAACAGTAATAATACCCCCAAACGCATCTTATGTAGCTACGACGGCGCAAGCGGGTTTAGTTAACCCACGCGAACTTCGTTAAGGAATAATAATGCCATATTACAAAGACTTAAACAACGGACTGCATTTTATTGACGATGCGTCCTTTGACCATTACTTACCAGAAGGTTCTGTAGCGGTTACAG